ATCAATGTGAGGAGGTTTACAGGGAGCTGCTATCAGATTGTAACTTATTTGGAGATTGCTTAGAGAAGATAATAATTGAGTGGAAGAACTCCTGCGAGCATTATTTAAGTAACCCAAACATGAATCGTATTGCGTGGCTTGGACAAGCAGCGTTAGCATATAAATACCAAATACCTGCTTGTTATCGAGGTGGTTATAATCGGTTGACTGATGAGCAAAAGGCCGCAGCAGATGAAACAGCCCTTATTTACCTCAATAAATGGCTTGTAATGCAAGGTGATGAAGCGATGACGATGGAAGAATGCAAATCAAAAACTAAAGCAAATATTTACTAGGGGATTATTATGGGTTTAAAGAAATACGACAGTAAGGTTAATACTTATCAAGCAGCAGTTAAGCGGGTAAAATATACTTTTGATAACTTTGAGAAGATTTATATATCTTTTTCTGGTGGTAAGGATTCAAGCGTAATGGTTCACTTAATTATGGAGGAAGCGATCAAGAGAAAACGAAAAGTTGGTATATTGATTATTGATTTAGAGGCTCAATATAATTGGACCATATCCCACATCCATGAGATGGTTGAGGAGTATAAAGAATATATTGATCTTTATTGGGTTTGCCTTCCAATGTCTTTACGTAATGCAGTATCAAACTTTGAACCCCGTTGGATATGTTGGGATGATGCTGCTAAGGATGTTTGGGTTAGGCCACTTCCAAAAGCTGAAGGGGTTATAAATGATATGGACTTCTTCCCATTCTTTCAACATGGCATGGAGTTTGAAGAGTTTATGGTATTATTTGGAGTTTGGTATAGTGATGGCAAGGATACAGCGGGTTGTATTGGAATTAGAGCTGATGAGAGTTTAAACCGATTTAGGACTATAGCAAGCAAAACAAAAGAGCGTCATGGAGGTCATAGTTTTACGACTAAGGTAGCTGAAAACTTATATAATATATATCCGATATATGACTGGAAGACTAAAGATGTTTGGCATTATCATGCAGTAAATAAACAATATTCATACAATGAAGTTTATCAGCAAATGCATAAGGCAGGATTAACACCTCACCAGATGAGGTTATGTCAACCATATGGGGATGATCAAAGAAGAGGGTTATGGTTATATCATATCCTTGAGCCTGATACTTGGTACAAGGTAGTTGCTAGAGTTAATGGAGTTAACTCAGGTGCTTTGTATATTGAGGAAAATGGCAATATCACAGGATATAATAAAATCACTAAGCCAGAAGGCCACACATGGAAAACCTTTTGCAATCTACTCCTTCAGACATTGCCGAAGAAAACAAGAGAGCATTATATACCTAAATTCCAAGGTTGGATGGAAGGGTGGAAGAATAGAGGATATGACCATATACCAGATGAGGCTCCAAGGGTATTAGAGAATAAAATGTGGGCACCTTCATGGCGCAGACTTTGTAAGGTTTTATTGCGGAATGACTACTGGTGTAAAGGACTTGGATTAACTCAACCAAAATCAGAAGCATATAAAAAATACCTCCAAGATAGGAAAGAAAAGAGATTGGCAATGGAGAATAAAAAGTGAGTAAAGAGATAATGATTCAATTTATTCACTCTCAGGGGGTGCCATTTGATGAGGTGCTAAAATACTCATATGACCGTCTTAGAATGGTCTATGATTATTATAAAGGCTTAGAGATATGAACAACGACTACGCACTTTTAGGGCTACTCATAAAGAAGCCGGATTTAATTAACGATTGTCAGCTAATCAATAAATTTGACGATCCTTTTGCAGATCAGAAGCTAAATATAATATTTACCAATATCAAAGAGCTTTATTATTCCACAGGCAAAGTAAACCGTCGCGAATTAATGAAGCTCGGAACAAAGGATAATATAGGGGTTGATCTATATCCAAAAATAATAAGCCAGACAGGTTTTGAGGAGCATTTGCAGAGCTATGTAAATGTCAGATATGAGGCATTGGTAAAGTCTAGGTTGCAAGTACTCAGCCATGAGCTAGGTAATTGCACACTTGATGAACTGAACACAGCAGAGGATTATTTGAATATCGTTAGAAAGCGATTAGATGAGATTGAGAAGAATAGCCAAGTCACAACAGGGGTGACACTTCCCCAAGCGGTCAAGGAGGTAATGAACAAGGCCGTTAGACTAAGTGAAGGCGATCAGCAGGATTATCTTAAAAGTGGCATAAGCTCATTAGATAGGCTTATATGCGGCTTAACAACTAAAACGATGTCCATTATAGGTGCAAGGCCTAGCGTGGGTAAGAGTGCACTAGGATTAACTCTGATGAGCAATTTAACCCGCTCTAAGATACCCTGCGGCTTTTTATCGGTCGAAATGTCTGAATCTGAGTGTGCGGAAAGAATTATACAGATGCGTTCCGGTATCTCAATATATGACTTTGCCAAAAACACCAATAGCACATCAACAGGTAAGTTCACACAGCAGGCTGAGAGGCTGAAGCAATGTAGATTGAGCCAGATAACCAGAACAACAGATAGGCGGCTTGGTAATATCCGCAGCATTATACGCAATATGAAGAATAAGAACCCAGATTTAAAGGTTGTGTTTATTGACTATCTCCAGAAGATTCAAGGCAGCTCTAAATTAGATAGGCGTTCCCAGGTTGATGAGGTTAGCGCGACATTAACAGACATTGCAACGGATCTTGATATTCATATTTGTGCACTTGCTCAGCTTAACCGGGATGGTGACGAGTTCCCAAGGATGAAGAATTTAAAAGAATCAGGCGGCATTGAGCAAGATGCCCATTATGTATTGTTAATTCATCGCGACCTAGCAGAACAGGCAGAGGGCAACTATGACCAGGATTGTATTTTATTCGTTGCTAAGAATAGAGGCGGTAGAACTGGCAAGGTTGATATTAAATACAATGCTCAGACAACAGAATTTTACGACAACTCAACAGAATGGAGCAACAATGATGAATTATAAAAAGCACTATGATAAAGAAATAGAAATAATGCAGGATCACAAGATCACCAAAATGACAAAGGTTAGGATTTTAAACTCTGCGATTATTCCTAGTTTTGCGGGTGCATGCATTTGCTCAATATGCGAGGATGATATAGAAGATGATACTCAAACGATATTTGACGTTCCTTATCATTCAGAATACGCTCATACAAAATGCTTTGAAAAGGCCGTACAATGAACTTTGACGTAGAGCTTGAGAACCTGCTGAAGATCACGGACCACGATGAATTGATCGAGGAATATGCCTTCTTCTGTGCTGATGTTGATTGCTACTTTAATGAGCTAGACCAGAAGGCAGAGAAAAAGCCTGATTGGTGGTATATCGGTTTAGGGTTTAAAGAAGCGGCTAGTCCAAGGCATTATGAGGAGGCCAGATTTATATATAAGCAGTTCTTGAAGTTCAAGGATGTAGAGGGTGAGAGTTTTAGCAACATGATAGCCCGATTCACCCAAACCAAATTCAACGGGGCAGCGCAACCAGTAGAGGAGATGAGATGCGATTAGATAAAATAGAGATAGGTAAATACTACCGTTGGCGCGATGAAACCTATTGTTGGTTCCTACCTACTGAGAAGCTACCTAAATTTAAAACTAAATATGGTGTATATAATTGCGTCAAAGGTCAATGGAGTCAGAACAAGGGCGCTAACTTTGGGATGATTAAGGTGTTTAAGGCAGTGGATATAAAAGAGGCGAGAGGATGAAAGCACAGCAGCGCAGAAACTGATAGCAGGGGTTGAAAGATACGTTTTAAGAGTATACCATATATAAACCAACAAGGAGTAAATGAGATGACACACCAAATAAAATGCACAGGAAATAACGGCTTTATTAAAGGTCATATATTTAACGTAATAAGTGAAACAGAAACAACTTATTTTGTCGAATGGTTAAATAGTAATAGTCGGATGACTTTGAATAAGGATAAAAGATTTTATAGGAGTATTTATGTTTAGCGAGTGCTTTTGTGCGAAGTGTTGCGGCCAAATGATTACTGTAATGGTTGGGTATAATTTTTATAGTTACTGCTCAAAATGTGGGCATAAGGAAGGGAGAAAGTAAGATGACATTTAAGCAACGTAGGAAAGCCTTAGGCTATTCAGTCAAGGCTATAGCTAAGAAGCTAGGATATAGTCACAGAACTGTAGAGGCTTGGGACGGTGGCAGGAAGTATCCCGATAGCGTGGGGATATTATTAGGTTATATAGAGCAGGAATCAAAGAGGGGCGGGCAATGACGCGCAATAATCTACCACGGCTAATAACATGCAGATTAACTGTTAGCGGTGAGGAGTATCAAAACATGGAAGCACGGGAGACAATAACCAAGATGTTGAATTATTGCCAGGTCAGGGAGACGGAGAAGGATTACAAGACGGAAATTGTCGGGATGCTTGCGACGTTTACAAGGAAGGGGGTTTGAGATGGTAAATTCATATCAATGTATACCGATGTCTGAAACAGTTAAGATTAAGAGCCGTAAACATAAGTGCGGCTATAGAATGAAGACTATTAATTATTATCAGCATGAGTATGTGATTACTTGCAATGAGCTGACATCAGATATCACTGATACTATATATGGAACGCACACAGCTAAATCTGATACTGTAGGGATAAAATGGGATG